AAACATTGCCTTGAAATATCGTCAGGCAGGAGTTTCAACAGTTACCGCTGCGTGGGCATCAAAAAAACTCGCCTTCGCTAGAAAAGAAAAGCCTGAAAAAATTCTAATCATTGCTAATAAGTTGGATACATCAGTGGAGATGGCAAACAAGGTCAGAAGTTTCACTGAACAATGGCCTGACTGGGTTGGAATTGGATTCTCTGCTGAGAAAAACTCACAAAGACATTTCAAACTTAATAACGGATGTGAAGTTAAAGCTGTTGCAACTTCTAAAGATGCTTTGAGAGGTTATACCCCGACCATTCTTATTTTTGATGAGGCGGCCTTCATTGAGGCTGACGGAGATTTCTGGTCGGCGTGTATGGCCTCACTTTCTACGGGTGGTAAGGTTATTGTTGTATCAACTCCAAATGGATACGACCCAATCTACTACGAAATTTACGACCAAGCATTAAGAGGTATGAACGATTTCAAAATATCTGAGATGTTTTGGTATAGAGACCCTCGTTATACAAAAGACCTTTACATGGTAAAAACAAATGACTTAGTTCATTATCTTTTGAATAGAGAGGATTACCCTGTAGACGTATTGATTGACTTATCTATGGATAATCCATATGAAAGAGACCATTCAATAGTTAAGGATTATGTGGGACAAGGATATAAACCATGTTCTTCGTGGTTTGAGGGGATGGTTAAAAAATTAAAATACGATAGACGTAAGGTTGCTCAGGAATTAGAATGTAACTTTTTGGGTTCAGGTGATAACGTATTTGATTCTGATTTAATGCAAAATATTGCCAAAAATCAATTAAGAGACCCTCAAGCAAAATTGATGGGTAACGCTTTATGGATTTTCAAAGAACCTGTAAACGGACACAAATACGTTATGGGTGTTGACGTTTCAAGAGGTGATTCAGAGGATTTTTCATCGATACAAATTATTGATTTTGATGAGAGAGAGCAAGTTTTTGAATACGTTGGAAAAATACCACCAGATGTGTTGGCGGAAATCGCTTACAAATGGGGTTCCATGTATAACGCGTTTTGTGTTATAGACATCACAGGAGGTATGGGAGTTTCTACTGCAAGAAAAATGCAAGAACTACAATATCAAGGAGGTTTCTATGTTGATGGTGTTGATACCACAAACAAATGGAAGTACGACCCCAAAATGAACGAGAAAATTCCTGGCATCAATTTCAACACAAAAAGAGTACAGATTATTGCGGCTTTCGAAGAAGCGGTTAGACATGGGTTCAAAATATATTCACACAGAACATATAATGAGATGAATACCTTCGTTTACATTAACGGAAGACCTGACCACCAAAAAGGACAACACGATGATTGTATTATGGGAATGTCCATGGCAATTTATATTGCTGAAAAATCTTTTCAGTCATTGACTAAGGTTGTTAATCACACAAAGGCGATGTTGAATTCGTGGTCAACAGTCGTAAGTGAAAACAAGAATACCTCGGATTTTTTTAATCCAATGGTCCCTCAAATGGGAAGAGACCCCAACTTAACAAACAACGGGGCATCTAAAGCCGATTACCAAAAATATGGATGGTTATTTGGTGCTAAATAACTATTTATATTATTGAGGTACAAAACATGACGGTTTGGCAACGACTGTCACAAACATTTGGACCGAATTCACTTTTAAATCAAGATTATCCAACATTCAAGTTTGATAAAAAGGAACTCTTACGCACAAAAAGCAGAGAAGAATACGAGAAGGAAAAACTCCAAGCACAACAAACATATTATTTAACAAATCAATGGACAAAGGTTGAAAACAACCTTTATTCACAGGCGATATATTATGAGCCAACAAGATTATCTGCTCAGTACGATTATGAATCTATGGAGTACACTCCTGAGATTTCAGCTGCTTTAGACATTTACGCCGAAGAATCTACAACAACAAATGAGGATGGATTCATTCTTCAGATTTATTCTGAATCAAAGAGAATTAAAGGGGTACTGGCTGACTTATTCAATAACGCCTTAGATATCAATACCAATTTACCTATGTGGACAAGAAACACGTGTAAATATGGTGATAACTTCGTCTACTTAAAATTAGACCCTGAAAAAGGGATTGTTGGGGTTCAACAATTACCTACAATTGAAATAGAAAGACATGAAGTAGGCGCAAGTGGTAAAATTGCAACGGACGTAAAACAAGAGGTTGATAAGGATAGAAAGGCTTTACACTTCACTTGGAAAAACAAAAACATGGAATTCCAATCATGGGAAATTGCTCACTTCAGATTATTGGGTGATGATAGAAAACTCCCTTATGGTACTTCTATGTTGGAAAAGGCAAGAAGAATTTGGAAACAATTATTGTTATCTGAAGATGCGATGTTGATTTATCGTACATCAAGAGCTCCTGAGAGAAGAATGTTCAAGGTATTCGTTGGAAACATGAATGATGACGATGTTGAGGCATACGTACAACGTGTTGCAAACAAGTTCAAAAGAGAACAAATTGTCGATAGTAAAACAGGTAACGTAGATATGAGATTCAACCAAATGGCGGTTGACCAAGATTATTTTATTCCTGTACGTGACCCTGCGGCACCAGACCCAATCACAACACTACCAGGTGCAACAAACCTATCAGAAATAGCCGATATTGAATATATTCAAAAGAAACTATTAACCGCACTTCGTGTACCTAAGGCTTTCTTAGGATTTGAAGAAGTTGTTGGTGATGGTAAAAACTTGGCGTTACAAGATATTCGTTTCGCTCGCACGATTAACAGAATCCAAAAGAGTATGTTAGCCGAACTAAACAAAATTGCTATTGTTCATTTATTTTTATTAGGTTTTGAAGACGAGCTATCAAACTTTACCATAGGATTAACAAATCCATCTACCCAAGCGGATTTATTAAAAATTGACGTTTGGAAAGAAAAGGTATTACTTTACAAAGATTTGGTTGCAGACCCTGGAAATGGTATTCAAGCTACTTCATCTACTTGGGCTAAAAAACATATATTCGGATGGTCTGACGAAGAAGTTCGTTTGGATTTACAACAACAAAGAGTTGAACGTGCGGTTGGTGAAGAACTTAAAGCAACTCCAACAGTCATCACTAAGACAGGTTTATTCGATAATATTGATAAACTTTATGGAAGTACCACAGGAGGAACACCAACAACAGGAGCGTCAACTACACCTGGTGGTGAAGAGGAATTGGCACCACCACCAATGGCGGGAGGTGAATTACCGGGTGGAGAACCTGAGTTGGCACCACCAGCAGAGGCTCCACCAGCAGGAGGTGAAGTAACACCAGAATCAAAAATGAAAGACCTTAATATTTTGGTCGAAAATAATCTAATTGAGGGTGCGGAAATGATTAACTTAGGTCATGCACAAGATTCTTTAGGAGAAATTTCAAAAGAATTGGATAAGTTATTAAATTCATAATATTTATTTGAAAAAGAACAAAATGACCTTTGGAGCCGTAAAATCCCTTATCGAGAAAAACCTTTTGGAATCCTACAAGGATGAGAAAGAATTCAAGAAAACATTGAGAGAATTCAAACACAATGTTTTAAGTAATAAATCTATGTCTAAGGCTTATGCCATCTATGACCAATTAAGTTCACCACAGGGATTAACGGAGCAAGATGCAAAATATTTTGTTGAAGAAGGTGTCAATCTTTTACATAAGATTTTACCAAGTTTCAAAATGCCTACAAACGTTTCTGAAAATACTGAAAACAAATACTCAGATATTGATACGTTAGTTTATGGACAAAAAGTAGATTTATTCGAAAGAATAAAAGCAAAGAAAAATATTCTTCAAACCATCACATCAAAAAAAGAAACAATCAAAGAAAGTGTTAATATTCCAGTTAGCTCAATGGTTGCGGTTGCTAACCAAACAATTAGAAATTACATTCAAACATTAGATGAGAATACCAAAAAAGAATTTTTTCAAATAGTTTCAGAGGATACAACTGTTTTGGAAACCAAATTTGAAACAATACGTGAAAGTGCAATATCAAAACTAAAAAATATTTTAGACAAAGAAGAAGCACAAGATATGAAATCTAGAATTTCTGAAACAATAGATAAGATTAAAATTGAAAAGTTTGACCAATTGAACTTTTTAAAATTGAAGAATTTAGAAGAATCAATTTGATTGGTCTTTCATCCTTTGAATATACTTAGCCTTTAAAATCTGTGCTCTTCTTAGTACAGATTTTTTTGTATATTCTTTTTTCTCAAACAACTTTTGAGTTTGTTTAGTTTTGATTACTTTTGATTTTAGGGTCTTGAGTGCTTTTTCTATGTTTTCCCCGTTATTAATTTTTATTATTATCATATATTACAAATATCTTATAACTAAAAAAAATTTTGACATTTAGGTTTATATGTTGTATTTTTTGTATAAGAAAAATAAACTTACATAATATGAAAATTAATGAAAAAAGGAAAAAGTGTAAAGCTTAACCTATTCAACCCAATCAAATCGGTCTATGGAACGGTAGATTCTAAAAATTTAAAGTCAGTATACATAAACATCCAATCATGGGTAACACCTAAAGAAGAGTATGATAATTGGAACAGAGTTGTCTCAAATTTAGGTAGAGAAATAAAACATTCGGTTTTCGAATCAATTAATCAAAATTTATTTAGAGAAAATAGTATTGTTGATTTGGACTTAAGGACAAGTGGAATTTCGAAAGGGAAAAAATCTTTTTTTAACTTGGAAATTAATTTATATACTTTATCTGAAATGGATTTCAAATGTAATGAAATCAAAGATTCTGTAAAAACCATAGTCAAATCAATATACAAAAATAACGTAATACAAAACAAATACTTTGAATTTTCGAACTCAAAAAAAGAAGACCCTCAATAAACTATTCAACACGGTATATTTATCTTAAAAGATTAGATGAAAAATTTAAGAATTTTAGAAGCCAGCGAGCTCGGACATGGTATCCTGATTGAGATGGATGCAGGATTGGTTTCACCTACTGATGTTAGAAATATTGAAGTACTCAAAGAGGCAAAAAATCTTGACTATAGAAATCCTTTTGAGTTCTATGCTGTTTTACAGAAATACGACACTCCAAATAGAAACGGTAGGACATACCCTGAAAGAATACTAAAAAGAGAGGCGGAAAGATATAAACAATCAATTGCAAAAGGATTGTCTACATCAGAGTTAAATCACCCTG